ATTTGTTACCCGACAATCCATTATTCTCTTTTAAAGATAGAACAAAGAGCAATAGAATTCGTATAGGTTATTTATCCTCTGATTTTGTTATGCATTCAGTATCCAATTTTATTTTACCTATTTTGAGAAACCATGACCAAAGTCTATTTGAAATATTTATTTTTGCAAACTGTGATAAAGTAATTGATTCTTACCAAATAAATGGCCTTAGAATTCATAATATATTTAACACAGTTAATGAAGCTGCCGCAAAACTTATTAATGATTGCAAAATAGATATTTTGGTGGATTTAAATGGTCATACTGTGAAAAATAAATTAGAAATATTTAGATATAATCCAGCCCCTATTCAAATAACATATCTAGGGTTTCCTAACACTACCGGATTAAAATCAATAAAATATAGAATAACTGATGGAATAGCAGACAGTCCGTTAACAAAACAACTTTATTCTGAAGAACTTATCAGATTGCCCAAATGTTTTCTGTTATTTGACCCCATACATCCTTTTAAACCAAACCCAAGAAAAACTAAAGATAAGATTGTTCTGGGTGCGATTAATAAAGAGAATAAATCTAATGACGAATTGTTAAAATTATGGGGTGATATCTTAAGACGATGTCCCAATACGGTTATTTTATTTAAATTAGAATCCTATGATGATAAAGAAAATAGAACGAAGTTTTATATGGATAAACTAGGTGTAACAAAAGAGAGATTAATTGTTTTAAATAAGTTAAATAATGATGAATATGAGAAAGTTTTTGCGATGTTTGATATTTTATTAGACCCATTTCCATATTCTGGAACAACTACTACATGCAATGCATTATATAATTCTATTCCTGTAGTTACCCTTTATAATCCTGATTACCATGTAAATAATGTTTCTAGTTCTCTATTAATAAATAGTGGATTTCCCGAATTAGTAGCAAATTCCAAAGAGGAGTATTTAAATATTGTGGTTGACCTGGTAAATAATCCCAATAAAATAGATGAATATAAGAAGACAATACTTGGCAATTTCATGCGTCTTATGAAACCCAAACCTTTCATGAATAGCTATGAACATGAATTAAGACGGATTTATAATAACTATTTTGAACCTAATGTGGAGAAAGAAAAAGAGAAAGAGAAAGATATTGACACAATCAATATTAGTGTCTTGGAATTACCACCAGTAATGAAATCACCAAATAGTGTTTACATATGTGGTTGTGTAAAAAATTGTGGTGAATACTTGGACAAAGTATTTGCGAATATTGATAAAGTAATACCCCTATTTTCAGATTATAAAATATTGTTAGCACACGATAGTTCTGTTGATAATACCATGGAAATTCTGAAATTAAAACAAAAAAAATACAATATGACAATCATTAATGTCCCTGAAAACAACTATATTCATGATTACACAATGCGTACTAAAAGCATATCTAATGCGAGAAATGAAATAATCGCACATATTTATTCAGAAAACAATCCAGAATTCAAGTATTTTATTATGATGGACATGGATGATGTATGCTGTGCAAATATGGATATTAACGTATTAAAGAAATACATTGATGATGATAATGATTGGGATTCTTTATCGTTTAATAGAAAAGAATATTTTGACATATGGGCGCTATCTATTGAACCTTATCATTTGAGCTGTTGGCATTTCCCCGGGGATTTTGCTATTGTAAATAAAATGAAACAGCATATTATAGAGAAACTATCCAAACTGAGACCTACTGAGTTATTAGAATGCATCTCAGCATTTAATGGTTTTGCAATATATAAGAAAGATAAATTTAAAGATTGTCAATATGATTGGCAGGTTCATGGCAATTTTGATTTAGTTTCAAAAGAGGATGTTGATAAAAACGAGAAAGCATTGGGATCCAAATTTACCATAGATAAATCTTATCATCAAATAATAAATCCAGTTACTGATTGTGAACATCGTTATTTTCATATGAGCGCTATTGAAAAGAATGATGCAAGAATACGTATTTCTCCTTTACATTTGTTTACTTATCCGACATAAACATTGAATGGAATCCCATATTCAGTGTTTCATTAATAGGTATTTCTATCGTTTCGTAGGTATTCATATCAATAATAATTAAAAACCCATTATCGGATTTTTCATTATCAAACCCAAATGCAATTAAATGCGGAACCTGTTCTATATACGTAACAGCTGGTTCTCCTAATATAAATTTATTCCCAAATTCAAGGGTTTTTATTATTTCTAGTCCTTTACATACAACAAAACCAGTTATCCTTTTATTGTTAATGTTACGTAAAACAATGTTATCATCATATTTAATTGGAAATTCTAGATCTAATTTTTCTAATTCAATATTTTTTTCAATAGTTACCTGCTTAGTATCTTTCTCTAATATTAGCTTTCTATATTTACCAACAATATTTAACTCTGAGAAATCTAAATTATTATAAATAGATGCATAGATTTCAATATGTTTATCGGTTTCTCTATAATCAGCGTAATGAAATATGTAAAATCCTTCATCCACATAATATTTATCTATAGTCATAGATGATTTATTAAGAACATTAATAATAGTTTTCTTTTTATTGTCTAACATAACAGGCATGGATTTACTAAACAAATTTGAGAAATCAATAACTAACGGTGAATCTGTAACAATAATTTTATCCTCTGTTTTTAAGAAGTCATGGACAACTGGTAAATAATTCATTTTGATAACTTTGTTTTTAATTGTTCCAAAATGTTGTGTTAGTTCATGATATTTTACATTATTAAACAACATGTTGTATTCAATTGTGTCTATTGTATTGTCGTATTTTGAATGAGCCGAAAAATAGTTCATCTTACGAATATCTAATTTTTTTACTGTAGATATTTGAGAGTTCGCAAAATCTATGTCTAATAAATAGGGTGAGTCTCTTTCATAAAGAGCATATGCTTTGTTTTTAATATTTAATATTGCAGTATTTGCTAAGCCTAATGTGTTTGGAAAAAGTCCAAGCTTATTTAATAAGACAAAAAATAATTGTAATAATGCGTTCTTAGGTATTATTCCATTATCTTCTTCATACAATAATTTTTCAGTTCGCACATAATGTTTTACATACGTAAGTTCACCTTTATTAAAAAAAACACTTTGTATTATTCCATCTCCGATAAATAAGTCAAATAATGTAGATACTTCTTTCATATTTATGTCAGGACCAATCAGTGCGTATACTCCATTAATTTTATTGACAATAGCTTGTTTCTCAGGCGGTAACACATAGTCTAATTTTTTATTGACTTCTTTATTCTTTATTGAAAACCTTTTGCCAAATGGATACTGAATAAAGAACGCTGTCGTATAACTAAAATATAGAACAATGAATAGACCAACGAATTTCATTTATATATAACTAATATTATTTATATATTAGTTATACTGATTTTATCTTTACCGTAACAATTACATCGCCTTTATTTGTAACGTCGTATATATTTTTTGTATTTATCCTAGAAATACCTTGCTTTGAAAAGATAACTATTTGTTCATCCTTAATTTTTAGAGTGTCTCGTTTTATGTAAAAACGCAGAGACCCTACATGAATTGTTAAATATTCTTGACTCCATATTTCTTGAAAACTACATTCATATAGAATATGAATATTGCTTTTTTCATCTATTTCCATGTTTTCTGGTAAAACAGGCACACATTTTACATAAACATCATTTCCTGAATTATCATAAACAAGTTCATTGTGCCAAAGAGGAACCACGAATGTAAAACCATTGATCTTCAGTCTATAAACATTATTCTCAAACAGGTCATCTATTGTAGGGTTTAAAATAATACATTCGTCATCTTTTATTTTTTCATTAAGTATTCTTTTTAACTTGCTTACAAAATCCTCTGTAAAATGTAGAGACTCTCTATATCTCTCTATAATTTCGTATATTTTTATTAAATTCTGTTTCTCAACCTTGCTTAATATTTCTAATGCGTTTGTTTCACAAGTATTCGCAACTTGTTTTAAGATTCCATAAAACAATTTATTTCTATTATCAGGAACTAATATGTTTTTGAGAAAGGAGAGCAAAATTGTTTTGTAATTTCCCCTGTTTTCTGTGGTTTCTTTTTCATCATCATTAAATTCATCTGATGAATCAGTATCCATAAAATCCTTGTATTTCATTAGAAATTCATAAGACGCTTGTATTTCTTGGAACCTTTCTACTGCATCTTCTCGTGGATTTTTATCTGGATGATATCTCAAAGCTAAAGACCGATATTGACGTTTTAATATTTCTGTCGTAATTTCCTCAGATATATTTATGTTTAAATTATCACATGCTTTTTTATAGTTCATTAAAGTTGTGTATTTTGTTTATTATATAGAAGATTATACTCTCTAAATGGTATATCGGACGATAATTATTGTTATAGTATTTCAAGAAAGAATAAGTGCGAACCAAAATATCTGAAATATTCTCTTCAGACAAACATTTATTTTCTATTAAATGCCTTAGAACATACCATAAGCATTCCGTCATATCAAGATTATATGTTAACACATCATAAAGTGTGTCACGTAATGCAGTAAAAGTAATCTTTTTAGGATTCATTATTTCTGTGATAATGTTATCACAAATAATATTAAACACATCTCTAGGTATTTCATCTGGTGAATTTATTAGTTGAAATGACCTTATTTCTTTTAAATTCATTAAAGATTCTACATCAATTGTATTGATTACGTCCTGCAATTTCTTATTTATTTGGGGTTTTTTGTTCTTACAATCCGCAATATATTGGAGGAACGGCTTTGATTTGTCGTTTGTTATAAAGTTTGACATATTAATGTATTTTTGATTAGCAGGACGATTTATTCTTAATACCTGGCACGCGTTTAATATTGTGGTTGGCAAGAAACTCACATGCTCTGTCATTATAAAAAATCGTATTTTGATATTAGATTGTGAATGATTGTATTGTTGCATATAACTATAAAATATTTCTAATAATTCAGTGTGAATAAGATGAAAATTTTTACATAGTATGATGCCTATTTTTTCCTGTTTTACAGAAATAATATCTACTATTTGAAAGAATATTTCATGCCAAAGAAGTTTTGAATTGCATCCTAACTGGGACATGTCTATTTCATAATGAATATCGCTTATTTTATAAATATATTCCTGCTTGTCTGTAGTAATCGTTATTTTTTTATCATATTTTAACTCAGTTGCGCTGTAACGCTTTAATAACCAAAGTATTTGGGAATATTTACCAACGCCTGGGGGGCCATATATAATTAGATTTTCCAATTGATTTATTCGTTTGGGAAACAAATCATATATTGGCAATAATTCAGGGTGTAAATTATACTTTTCTATTGATGTTATATATTCTTCATAATGAGATTCGTAGTACTTCATGCTTACTTAGTATAGAGAACAAATGTGTTTGTTTTTAAACGTATTTGTTTTTAGTTTTATTACGTCTTGTGTGAACTTAACGCATTAAATTCTGTCTGGTTATTGCTGAAAAATTATTCGCAATAGAAACGTTTATTGATGACATAATCAATGGAGCGCACGCAATAATTAAGACAGCGAAAGGATATGGATTGTGCATAATGTTTCCTATTGATTTCATTTGTTGTGTAAAATTTATGTTAATCAGGTCGTATTGAGCGCCATATATTATTAATAATACACCACAAACTGAAAATGTAGATATCATTAATCTTTTAAACATCTCTAGATGGTCTTTGTAAATAGCTGGAAGATTTATTGGTGTTCCATAAGTATCCGAATATTTCACTTTTAAATTACTAATCATCATAACAATAAATATTAAACATACTGTATGAAATACTCCACTAATAAATAAAGAAAACGCTATCATAAACGGTATCATTTCCATTCCGTCCACACTAGTAAAATATGATATAGTGTAGAGAGTGCATGCAATATTTACTACAAATAAATGATAGAAACCTATTATCTCTGTGTTTTTAATATAAACTATTATAAATCCAGCTATAAAAAGAATAGCAAATGCAAAATAGTTTAAAAATACAGCGCTAGTCTTAGCCATTATATATTAATATTATACTATATTATAAGTAGTTTGCAACCAACTTATCAACGTTTCTGGTTCGCACGTTAAAAATCCTTCATTAAATTTCTTAATGTTGAGAAAGTCGGGTTTTGCCATATCTTTACGTTTATAATAAACGTAGGCCCCAAATTTACCCTTTCTCACACTAAGGTCTTCATTTAATACTCGCAATACGTTCTTCTCAGTTTTGCTGGATTTATTTGAAAGGTAGGATTCTATGTCCAACAATGAGATTTCATTCAATGGTTTCTGTATTTCCTTAATACTTTCCCTATTCGTTCCCCATTCTACGTAAGGACCATATCTGCCATTTTTAATGAATATGTCGTCGTCTTGATATTTACCTAAACAACCATTTTTAATTTCTATGATATCATCTAATGAATACTTACCTTCCTTGAGTTTTTCTAAATCTATCTTCATATCTTTCTTTGCTGGCAAATATTCTACTAAGCCATCAGTCAATGTATGTTTAATAGATGGACCATATGCTTGAAATACTAGTTCGTGAGTTTCATCTAATACATACGTTTGTTTCGCTACATTCTTGACTGTTTTGGATAGTTGTTTGATTTCATTATCACAATTCCCACAGATAGTTGACCACTCTTTCTCCTTTCCTGAAGATACTAAATCCAATTGGCTTTCCATAATTTTTGTATATTCATATGAAAATAGCTTCTCAAAATTCTGAATAAGAAACTCCACAGTGAGAACGCCAGTTGGTTGAATAACCAATTTGTTTTTCTCATTTCCAAATGTCTTCTCTTTCTCTGTTTTTTCAATAACTTTGTCCACAAGTTTGAATTCTGTGCATTTGGTAATTGTGCCTTCTAGATTTGTCTTTTTCACGTACCCACGGTCAATAATTGTATCCACAATGCTTGCGAAAGTAGATGGCCGTCCTATTCCCAAATCCTCTAAAGTATGAATTAAACTGGCTTCTGTATAATGCTGGTGTTTGTTTCTAACTACCACCGTACTATCTATGGACAAATATGGAATAGCCTTGTCTGTTTTTGCAATAGACTGCATATATAGGTGCAGTCCTGAGCCCTCGTTCGGATTTTCATTATCTGATTTATCACTTACCACTTTCCATCCTAAAAATACTGGGATTTCAATAGTGTATTGATATTGATGTTCTTCTGGTGCGGATATTGTGGCCTTTATAGTATTATATTTCGCATCTGTCATGCAGCTCTCTAAAGTGTTTCTCCAAATGAGACGATACATAGAAGCCAATCTTAGGTCATCTTTATTAGAAATAGTCTTTGTTTCTAAATGCGTAACACGGATAGCTTCGTGGGGATTAGATGCGTCCTTATTTTCTAATTTTGTGAAATCTGCCAAATATTTCGAAGAAGACCATTCACCCATAATGTATTTATTGGCTTGTTCTAAAAACGTCTTTGAATATTGAGAGCTTTCTGTTCTCATATAAGTAATATATCCAGCTTGGTACAACATCTGGCATAAGTTCATTGTTTCTTTGGGTGATATATGGAGAACATTACTAGCAACTTGAAGAAGCCGTGATGTATGAAATGGTTTTGGTGCGGATTTGGTTGCGTCTTTTGGAGAACCAAGACTTAGTTTATGTACAAATGTTTTAGATTTCTCTAAGAATCCCAAAACTTCTTCTGGTGTATCATATTCATGATTTAATTCAAAGGGTATACGCTTCTGTAAAAATGTTCCTATTGTCTTATATTTGGTTTCAATTCCGCCACTGTTTTTTTCTTTTTCTTTCTCATTATCGTAAACCAAACGAAGCGCTGGTGTTTGACATCTTCCTGCACTTAACGAATTGGATTTATTATTGTAAAGATACTTCCAAAGAAAGGGTGATATTTTGTAACCTACTATGATGTCTAATACTTGGCGCGCATGTTGTGCATGAACTAAATCCATATTGACTGTTGTTGGGTTTTCAATAGACTTTTGAATAGCTGGCTTCGTAACTTCGTGAAAGATAATACGTTTGGTTGTTTCTATTGGTAAATCAAATATTTTACAGATATGCCATGCTATAGCTTCACCTTCTCTATCATCATCCGATGCTAATATGATGTTTTGTTTTGAGAAATTGGATACGATGGTTTTCATTTGTTCTACATGTGCCTTTTTTTCATCTATAATTGAGAAAGTGGGTTCATATGTTTTCTTCATATCTATTGATTTTATTCCATCTATGGAACGGATATGACCTTTTGACGCAATACAGCAATAATCTGGTCCAAGATAGCTTTCTATCTTTGCGCACTTACTAGGCGATTCTACAATGATAAGATAAGTTGCGGTGGATAAATTCGGCGAAGTCTTATCGCTAGGTTTCTTATATGTCTTCTTGAAAAATTTGGGCGGCATTGCTAACATAGTATATGATAAAGTTTCTAATTGGTTTTTTCATATTGAAAAATCAGTATTATCCACCGGGAACCCAGAAAAATTATAGCGGTTTTTTCATCAAGAATTTTGTGATGGAAAAAGTAAGGAATCAGAATTCCCCGAAGGGCGGGGAGGGGGTAAGGGGTCAGAAACCACTACGTGGTTTCAACCTTATGTCGCTTCGCGACATTGAGGGAACCGGGGGTTCTCCCTAGAAAAATTGATTCACAGTATTATTTATTTTTGTTTTTTAAATAAGACAACATGGATATTGAAGACGCAATCCCCGTAAAGAAATATCAATATGAAGATGAAGATTTGGTTCCACTAGTTCAAGAGCTTATTGAATCTGTAGGAAAACATGACATGAATCCAACAAGCGAAATACTGGATTCCAAAATGCGCGAGCTTAGTAGGAAATACAAGGCACACGCAGCAAAAACCCAGTTACGTGGTATTTATGACAAACACTTTGCACACATTCCTATAAACTCGGCTCTAAAACGTTATTTTATTAAGCGAGTAGCTAGGTCAGAATCAGGTGTTTTGGTAGTAACGATTGTAACTAAACCTGGAGAAGATATTAAGTTTTCTTGTCCCGAAAAGTGCGCATACTGTCCTACCGAAACTAATTTGGAGGGTGCGCCGACACAACCCAAGTCATATATTTCCACAGAACCTGCGATGTTGAGAGCTACTAGAAGTGGTTTTGATATTGGAGAGCAGATTAAGGACCGAATTAAATCCTATCTCCATACAGGCAATCTTAGAAATGATGATAAAAAGAAGAAGATAGAAGTGATTTTATCTGGGGGAACATGGGATGTCATGCCAAAGAGTTATCGTGACTCGGTAATTAATGAATTATATTACACATTTAACACGTTTCCAAATTATAAAAGACCAATGTTGTCCATTCATGAAGAGAAGACGATTAATCAACAATCATTATTTGGCGTTATTGGATTGACAATTGAAACCCGACCTGATTATGTTACCAAGAAATCCCTCGTAGAATATTTGGAATATGGAGTTACTCGTGTTCAGTTGGGCGGACAGAGCACACATGATGACATTTTAAAGAAAATCAAGCGTGGTTGCACCAATAAAAATATGAAAACAGCTATCAGATTATTGAAGGGTATTGGAATGAAGGTGGTTACGCATTGGATGCCCGATTTACCCGGATCATCACCCGAACTAGATAACCAGATGTTTGATACCATTATACAAGACCCAGATTTGCAATCGGATGATTGGAAGCTTTATCCTACTGCAGTGGTAAAATCTGCGAGTGATGACCTTATTATTAAAAGCGAAATTAACAGTTGGTATGAAGATGGTTCCTATGTTCCTTACGCAGAAACAAATGTGGAAGATTTGATTCAAGTCTTTTTACGAATGAAATCTAAGATAAATCCTTGGACTAGAATAGAGAGATTGGTTCGTGATATACCCACACAATCTATTGAAGTTGGCTATAATAAAGTCGTGAATTTAAGACAGGTAATTCATGATAGAATGGTTGCATCCAATTTATCATGTAAATGTATTCGGTGTATGGAAATAAAAGATAATGCTCATCGCATAGGTGATGCGAAATTAGTTGTTCGCAAATATGCAGCATCCCAAGGAGTAGAATATCATATTTCATACGAGATAGAGTCCATGTTTTGGACTTGGTCGTATATTGTGTTTTGTATTTGGCTGTGGATAAATAAACTATGTGGGAAGACTGTTTATTATGGAGGAAATAGAGAACAATATTGTGGCGTATTTGGATTCCTGCGATTGCGCATTGACCCTAATCCTGGACTAGGAGTTGTAAACGAACTCATAGAATGTGGTTTAATTCGCGAAGTTCATGTATATGGTATGTCAACAAGCGTTGGTAACAACAATGACAAATCCTCACAACATAAAGGTATTGGCCAGTTATTGGTTGGTTGCGCAGAAGATATTATTAAAACTCATGGACTATATAAATCCGCTGTTATTGCTGGTATAGGTGCCAGAGATTATTATAAGAATAAATGCGGGTATGAACTATGCAAATACTATATGATAAAGAATCTATGAATATGTTAGATATATTCGTTTCTATATTTTTTTCTTAAATACGCAGCTTCGTTTATCATTCTGAAATATTCTTGCTCTGCTCTTGAATCACAACTGCTCCATTGCACCTGTTTATTATCTATTAAATCAGACAGTCTAGTCAATCCATTATTGTCATCATATATTCCGTCTATGTTTAAAATTGGCGTTTCAATTTCTCTTTTTTTAAAGCAATCTGATAACATACTATAGAATCCTCCCATTTTATATTTAAAATCAATATATGTTTAACCCCCTTTAATAACTATTGAAAAATTGATTTATAAACATATTTTGTAATATAGTAATCAAATCCAATTATACAAAGAATGACCTCTAAAAAATTTAAAATATACGTTCGTGACCGGACGTACCTGGAATGGACATTTGCGCATAATGAAACCAACACTGACATTAGCGTTGAAGATTACCCTATTCTTAAGACTATTCAACCTGCTGACCAGAAAATCTTCAGCAGAGATGTATTTGAAATAACTGAGACAAATGGACTACAGCAACTTAGTAAGATACATTCTTACGTAAGAAACTGTCAAGCAATTGCAGGAATTCTTGTCCTAGAGAACAATAAGACATTCGGAAGAACTGAAAACAAGAAGCGTCTCTTGTATAAGTGCATTCCAGATGATACTTATTTGCCTGTGTTTCTTGTTCCTTATGAGGTAAAACTAGGATTCTCTAAGGTGCAGAAAAATAAATACGTTGTTTTCAAATTTGATAACTGGACAGATAAGCATCCGCGAGGAACAATTACAGAAACTATTGGTGATGTGGATGTTCTGGAGCATTTCTATGAGTATCAACTATATTCAAAAAGTCTGCATATTTCTATTACCGAGTTTACAAATAAAACTCGGAGCGCGCTCAACAAAAAGACGCACGATGAATTTGTTCAACAGATATTTCAGAGCCCAAATTTTGTTATTGAAGACCGACGGCATAATTACGTATTTACTATTGACCCACTAAATAGTCTTGACTATGATGATGGGTTTGGAATTGAAGAGGTTGGTGACAATTATCGCATTTCTATTTATATTGCTAATGTGTTCCTATGGCTAGAAATACTAGGACTATGGAATTCGTTCAGCCAACGGGTATCCACCATTTATCTACCAGATAGACGGAGGCCTATGCTACCCACAGTTCTATCAGATGCACTATGTAGCCTGCAAGAACATCAACCGAGGTTCGCTCTTGTAATGGATATTGTTGTGGATAAACACGGTAATCTTGTTCCGGATATTCCTATTAAATACGCAAATGCACTAATTTGTGTAAATAAAAATTATGTATACGAAGACCCCAAGATGTTAAACAATGATGTTGCGTATAAAAAGTTGTTTGATTTGTCATATTTAATGGATAATGCTGTAAAAAACAGTCATGATATTGTCGCGCATTGGATGATACAAATGAATATGTTCAGTGGTTCATATATGTCTAATAATAAAATAGGTATATTCAGGTCAGCTGCTTACACCAACGCCAATTTAAGAGTTGACGCAATTGGACTAAATGACGAAACAATTCGGGTGATTCGCGGTTGGAATAATACGATTGGTCAATATATTCCTTTTATGGATGATGTTTCTATTGAACACGAATTGATTAACACTAAGAATTTCAAATGTGATACTAAAGCTTATATACATATTACTAGCCCAATACGAAGGCTTGTTGACCTATTAAATCAGATTATTATCTTGCAACATAAGGGTTTGATAAAATCACTCAGTTCTGACGCGGGCAAGTTCTTGGACGATTGGATGCAGAAATTAGATTATGTGAACACTTCTATGCGGTCAATCCGAAAAATCCAGACAGAATGTGAATTATTGAACCGTGTGTTCAATCAACCAGAACTTATGGAGATTGTTCATGAGGGGGTTGTATTTGATAGGATTGTTAAGAATGACGGGTCGGTTAACTATATGATTTACTTGGAGAAACTGAAGTTACTGTCTAGAATTAACACACACTGCGACATACCCAATTACACAACATGTAAGTGTAAAATGTATTTGTTTGAAGATGAAGATAAGGTTAATCGGAAAATCCGAGTGCAACTAATATAACGCACAACATAATGGGTCATATTAATTTTTGTTTTTTTTGAAACCAATAAGTCAAAAATCCTTGCAAAAGAGCAAAAACGAACATAACTATTATGATTTTAATCCAATCTTTCTGTGTTGGCATGTCAAAATAGGTATCCTTGTTACTAAATTTTCCTATATTGTAATGTATTAAGTTTTCAAATATGTTAACAATTATGTATACAAAAAACGAAACCGCTATTAAATGTGCACTAGTACCAGAAATAATATACATTATATATATTACGGATGCATTATTTATCACGGTTATTGTATTTATTTTTGTAAAATACAAGTTGTGTTGTTTTATGTGCAATCAGAAATAGAACAAGATTTTTTCGCATTTATATATTAATCCAGTAGTTTTTATATTTTTTACAACATTGGGTAACTAGCTTGCAACAACATACCGCATTGACCATCTCCGCCATTATATTTAGGTCCACGACCTAATTTAATATAGCCCCCATCACCCCAACTTGTGCTCCATGAGTTCTTTACTAGATAATAATCTAGACCATCTAGCTTACCATATCCCACAGCCAAGACACCATGGTCCAATTCATTACCACATTTTCCTGTAAACACACCAGATTTATAGAGTTGAAATTCACGTTCATCCGCTTGTATCGCAATAGATACTGGTTGCATTGAAAGCGCCTTCATCATCTCGTCATCTGACTTGGGAATTACGTCAACAAAACTAACTACATTGCTGTTCTTAACGTTAGAGCATGTTTTTTGACAAGTTCCAGCTTTCTTAGTTGTTCCAGAAACGTATGGATACTCCTGTTCTGTGCATAATCCAGTATTCTTTGAAATCCACGAAAAAGCGTTGTCCATAAGACCACCCTTGCAACCCAAATCTTTTCCACCGTTTGAATAATTATCGCAGTCTACTAGCTGTTGTTCTGAGAAACTTTGCAAATTAGAATTCTTAATGAAAAATGCTCCCTCAAGTGCACCAGTTGTGGAGAATGACCAACATGAGCCACACTGTCCTTGGTCTTTGACTTGAGTAACTCCGCCAGCAGTTACCCAATTAACTGTCTCAGGAACTTTCTCAACAGTGTCTATTGGCTTGTTTACGTGGAATAATTGTTTGTAATCTTGATACAAAATCCTTGATATTCCTAAATATTGACTGAAATCGCTAGAATCCATACCAGAAAATTGGTTATGTCCCAACTTATACGTAAGGTTTTTGGAGTTTACATCCTCAATAAATTTGTGGTTTGCAACCCACTTCTTAAAAACACCGTCATAGGTTTTGTAATCATCAAACTTGACCTTGAACTCGGTTACCCAGTTCTCAAATCGTTCAATTAATGAACTATTTGAAAAAGCAATGCATAAAAAAAACAATAGTGTTCTCATTGTCTATATATTATAAATACAATTTGTTTATATTGTATTTTTTACTGTTTTATCTTACAGTAAGTGTTACATTAGAACAAGATTCAAGTACATTTCTGTTGATTTCAATGGTGTCGTTATCATCATCTACTCGTGTAATAGTTGCGAATTCTGGGATACCATCTCCAAAAACAGCAATTCCAATATCCAGATTCATAGTAGACGATACCCTAATCAGATTGGTGTCTTTAATCATGCTTCCTTTTACAAGAGCCGTATAGAAATTAGGATAGTACTTATTTGATGTATAAGGAAACCCACAGTAATCTTCCATCGTGTAACCCTCAATGTTGTCCAAAACCCTTTCGTTTTTGTAGTAGAATTCGTATACATTGAATAGAGAACCAGAATGAAACTTTTCATCACTGCTCATATCCCAGAATCTTTGGTAATAAACATCATAGATTGCAAGACCATCTGGAATGTCAACATACTTTCCAGATTTATCAACCACACAAATTACGAATTTACCTTTGTAAGCCGCTTTTATAAGAAGAGTATATTCATTATCCAGAGGAATCTGGACGGGGTCAATGTTGGCAATAATAGCAATTTCAGACATTGTTATGAAAAAAGTTACAGATTACAGAAACAAAACTACGTTAATCAATTTTTTATTCGGCGAATTCAACAACTGGTCCTCCCAATCTAGCCAGGATTGGCGCATCCTCACCGCCCATCTCTTCTCGCTCCTTGCTCTCATTCTCCGTGTCATCACTGATTTGGTTAATCGTGTCACAGAGGTTTTTCACGTACTCTTTTGTGTACTTCTCGTCCTTCTTGCTGAACTTGCTGAAGAGCAACGAGACAACGTCCAGCATAGTAATGCCCTTGGCTTCCATGCGGGAAACCATGTCCTCCACGTCTCCGTCGTACTCTTTGTTAACGTGAACATCATCCTCGTCATCATCACTGTCTTCATCATCGTCGTCGTCGGAACCTTCGTAATCGCTGTCATTGTCCTCCTCATCTGGAGTGTCAACTAGGGGTGCTCTGCAGCAAGGGCAGCTGTTGTTGTGCGCCATCGCAGTGGCCAGACATTTGAAGCAGAAGACATGACCACAATCTGTGACGCAGTTATTCTTCTTGCCAATAATCTCATAGCAGATGCAGCATTCAGTTCCAGTTCCAACAGAATCAAAACCAGAGACTTCGCTACCAGAAGTAGACACGGATTCAGCAATAGCGTCCACGGCGCCAGCGTCCACAGCGCCAATGGATAACTCAAATTGAGGAAGCAAGTTGACAGGTTGGCAAAAGACATCTTCGTCCACATACATACAACCTCCTCGCTCCATGTGCGCCAGTTGGTTGGCCTGGTAAATAGGGAAGCAGCCAGAGCAAGATGAAGACATTTTAACAAGAGTGTTGATTGTTATTTTTAAGTTTCCAAACTTTGGAAAAAAGTTTTCAATTTTTTTATGCCAGTTCATGGCGATTTTGGATGGTCAGATTCTTGTTTTATGTCTACATAATATTTTTCCATATCAATACTTGGATAATATAAAACCATCCTTTCTACATCACTATAAACCTTTCTTTTACCTATTTTTTCTGTACCAATAGGGATATAATAATGTTTTAAATTAAAAGTTTTGGGACAACATGGGTTATTATAATCCCATTCCCAGTCAACAGTTTGCATTTTTGTTATTGAATATATATCTTTATAAAAATTATATCCGTATTTTATAGCAGATTCTTTTAACAAACATATATTGCATTGTCCATTATTACATAACCAGAATATATCATAATCAGATTCATTCATAAATATATTGGAAATATGCCGAGATAACTGATACGTTTTTGGACCAAAATTACACGTGTCATGAACAAATAAAAAACATGAATCTTTTGGAACAAATCCTTTTTCAATAAGTTTATTAGTGCCTATCCAGTTACCATAATCATGTAAATTGTTTTTTGTATAGATTTCAATATGACCATCTTCAAATATGGTGATTCTTTCTTTCTCTTCTTTTTGATAAACAAGGATATACTTGTCTTTCCATTCATTAGGTAATGAATCTAATATATTGTTTAAAGCCGTTTCGTACCCCTTTATCGTAGTTATACAAACGTAAAAATTAAACATATACTGTTGTTGTTGAATACTTTTTATATTATTCAACAATTATGTGAATTATGTGGTTTGTAATAAGCTGTCGCATTATTAGAAAAGACAGTAAAGAAAAAAATATATAATAATTATATTGTTGTTTTTGTTTTGTTTAAATATCGTCAATGTCAATCTCTTTCTCAGTAACCATTTCAAACTCAATTGGATGGGCTGGAACATTTTGTGGAGCAATTTCTGGCTCCTGCTCTTCTACGAAATCAAAGTCTCTCTGTGCCTTTTTGCTGGATTGAAATGTAGTTGCTGAAAGCTGCAGGTTCAAGACATGGTCTATTTTTACATTTGGAATACTTTTCAATTGTTCTATCTGGTTTGGGTCATAAATAACCATAATGTCACAATTCTTTGGAATCTTTTCCCATTCGTGGAGTCCGACTAAAACGATAGACTGTGGGGTAATCATATTGTTGCGTTTGTTTTTACCACGGAACGCATTGCGAATATGAGCAATTAACCTAACGTTATTGTTTGTGTAAATTTCGCACATCCCATTACCCAACATTTTTGTAACGCACGCAAATTGTTCTAAATCGCATTCAGGAAGACGCAATCTTTCGTTGGATGAAGATTGATGCTTTCTAGCAAGGCTTTTCGTGCCAGTTCCACCAGTAGTATTCTTTACCATCTTAAATAGTTGTTTGTTTCTATATTTATTGACAGATAAAAACAGAATCAATTTTTCACAACAAAAAAACAGTATGTACAATTTTATGCTTTTTGTCGTTTTGAAGGTTCCGATGAGCAAGTGACAGGTTATTTACAAAGGTCACAACATTTTAAGGGAGGGGTCTGAGGGGAACCGTAGGTTCCCTTCAAGTGATAGTGAGGTTAATAGGATTGAAGGTTCCGATGGGGAGGTGGGTGTGGAAGTCGTAAACGAGGTTTTGGTCGTCAATGAGGTATTGTTTGTCGTTGAGGTTAAGGACGGAGACGGCGGTTTGGTGATGGTCGGGAGAGGTGTTGGTTTTGGTGTCCTTGACAGGCTTTTCCTCCTTGACCTTGGTTTTGGTTTTGGTCTCCTTGACTGGCTTGTCCTCCTTGACAGGCTTTACCTCCTTGACCTTGGACTTGACAGGCTTGTCCTCCTTGACCTTGGACTTGTCAGGCTTGTCCTGATTGAGCTTGAGGTCCTTAGCATCGGTCTGACCATTGGCCAACTGGACCATCTCATTGACAAACGAATCCTCAGAAGTGAGAACCTTGGTCTTGGGCTTCCTGCCTCTGGGCTTCTTCTTGTCCGCATCAGACTCATCAGCAGGTGCATCCTCAACGACAGCCTTCTCCTTCTTTTTTTCGGAACGTAGAGGCTTCTTCTCCTTGGTCTCGGACTTGGATTGTGCCTTAGCATCAGCCTTAGCTTGTGCCTTAGCAGCCTTGACCTCATCCTTCTTCTTCTGCTGGATAGCAGTGCGAATGGTCTTGGCGATATCCTTGGACTCATCAAAGAATCCTTGAACGAAGGCCTGTTGAGACTCAATGTCAGAGAAGACGTTGAGTTGCTCAATGCAGAGGTCCTCATCAACGGCAGGCACGTTCTCGTCAAGAGAGTTGATGTGCTTCATGAACCAATAACCGAACTGGATGAACTTGCCAAACTTGGCAGGAAGAGTGGGGGTGCGAGGCTTCTTTTCCTTGACCTCCTTGACCTCCTTGGTCGCGGACTTGGTAGCAGACTTGGAAACAGGACTGGACATTTTAAGAATTACAAGCGAACTTGTTGGGAATTTTACCAATTCTGTTCTACAGGAAAACAGTTTCAATTTTTTATGCCAAATCTTGGCGATTCTGCCAAGATTTTTGTTAGAGTTCCGTTGCACACCAATAAAACGTTGGGTTACCGATATGACACTCATTTCCCGATATCTGTATAATAATGGCTGCAATTATGCAGTGCAATAATAATATATTGGTGTTCTATTAAAAAATAATATATATTTGTTTTGTTGGGTTCTACTCTTCAAAAAGGTTTTGACTGCATAAATGCAGTCAGTAATGACACTATACTACCGATATGACACTCAAATCCCGATAACTATAAACCCGCATATTTTATCGCTGGGTTTCTCAAGATAATGTATTTATTGTATTTACATTATCTTAGTTGAAGAATGTTCAGAGCGAGGGTTCTCCAGAAAGGGTGAGGAAAAATATAAAAGAACTAATATCAAAGGGGAGGGGGTAAGGGGGAACCTCCGGTTCCCCCTACTTCAATGAAATGGTTTTCTTTCTCCAAATGTGTTTCTTTTGCAATAACCTTGACAATTTTTTCTCTTAATTTAACTTCATTATCATTACCTGAAACATTTCGCACAATGTTTCCATACATTGCATATTCTGGTGTATCAGAAACATGAGCATTAGGGTTATTTTGATACCAAAAAGGAACCTTATTCCAACCTTTATTTTCAACAGTTTTTATTACATTCTTTAATTTGGTATTTTCATCATCATCTTTATTCCATGCATCTTCTTCTTTTAAATATATGACTTCACGTTTTAAATCAGTACAATGTATAGGTCTTTTTGTAACATCTAATGTATTTAATTCTTTTAAAACTATATCAGAAATACCTTTCACGAAACCATTCCTTCCAACACTTTCTAGGTCTTCTAATGAAATCTGAATATTATTAATAAATTGTTGTATTGTTATAGCATCTTTACAAGTATCATTGAGAAAGAATTGTAGATTAAAATGTTTTTGATTGTTATTTTGTGTCATTGTGCCGTTGTTTACGATTCTAGGTTCTTTGGATAATTCAATTACTTTGTTGATAAGCTCTTTGTTTTCCTTTTGTTGTTCTATTAAAAGTGATTTAAACTCTTGGTTCTGTTTTAGTATTTCTATTATGGTTTCAGTGGTTGTGACCTCAGTTGTAACAATAGCATTTTCTACTGGTTTTTCAATACATTTCTTGTTATGATTCCATAAACCGCTTTTAGAAAGGTATGATTTATTACAATTTTTGCATACGAATCCAGGTTGCGATTTTTCACGATTTCCTGTTCTATTTTGTTCTATTTGGTTCTCTTTCTCCCTTTTTATAT